GGGAACCTGCCGTGGAGCTCGTGCTACTGGGTGGTGGGGCTCGAGCGCCCGGACGTGCAGTTCCTGCGCGAAAGCGGGTTTCACGAGTTTCCGATCTTCTGCCCGCGCTGGGAAATCACCGGCGAGGACTCGTATGCCACCGACAGCCCGGGGCAGACGGTCCTGGGCGACGTGAAGCAGCTGCAAACGATGATGATCCGCAAGGGCCAACTGGTCGAGAAAGCGGTCGACCCGCCGATGAAAGGCCCGAGCTCGCTGCGGACGCAGAAGGTCAGCCTGCTGGCCGGGGACATCACGTATGTCGATGGGCTCGACGCCAACAAGAGTTTCATGCCGGTCCACGAGCCGCGCCTCGAGGGCTACCAGCACCTGACGCAGGACGCGGAAGAGACGCGCTACCTGATCCGCCGCGGGTTTTTCGAGGACCTGTTCCTGATGCTGGCGCAGTCGGAGCGCATGGGGCAACCGATCACCGCGCGCGAGGTGGAAGAGCGGCACGAAGAGAAACTGATCGCGCTGGGCCCGGTGCTCGAGCGCACCAACGACGAGCTCCTCAACCCGATGATCGACCGGCTGTTCGGGATGATGGGCCGCGCCGGGCTCCTACCGGAGGCCCCGCCGGACATTGAGGACGTGAAGCTGCGCGTCGAATACGTGTCGATCCTGGCGCAGGCGCAGAAACTGGTCGGCGTCTCGAGCCTGGACCGGTTCACGCAGACGGTGCTGGCGATGGCGCCGGTCGTGCCGGCGGTGCTGCACAAGGTGAACTTCAACCAGATTCTCGAGAACTATCAGGAAGCGCTCGGCACCGACCCCAGGACCTTGAATACGGACGAGGAAGCCGCCGCGCGCGAGCAGCAGGCGAACCAGGGCCAGCAGGCGATGCAGGGGGCGGCGGCCATGAAGGACGCGGCCAGCGCCGTGCAGGCCACCACGGCCCAGCCGATGGCCGAAGGCTCGCCACTCGACGCGATCCTCAACGGAGTGATGTAGGTGCCGCGCCCGGACCTGCCGTCGTTCAATGCCGCGGACCCGCAGGACGTGGCGGCCGGCGCGCGCATGGAGGAATTGCGGCAGCGCCTCGAGCGGAACGACTTGGTGGTGGCGCTGAAGATTGCCGAGGTGCGGCGGGTGCTGTTCCGCATTCTCGACCAGAGCGGTGTGTTCAGCGACGTGTATATCCCTGACCCGATGGAATTGGCCTGTCGCACCGGGCGGCAGTCGGTCGGGCGCTACCTCTGGGGCGCGATCGACGACGTGGACGAGAACGCGGTGATGCAACTGCGCGCCGAGGCCCGGACCAAGATGCGGCAACTACTGGTCGAGGCCGACTCGATGCGGACCCCGACCCACGAGCACGAGTGATCTATGACACCTGAGACGACTGCCCCTGCTGCGCCTGCCCCCGTGGCTGCTCCTGCGTCGACGCCGGCCCCGGAGGCCGCGCCGGTCGCACCAGTCGCGCCGGCCGTGCCGGCGGCGGCGGCCCCGGCCCCGACTGCGCCCGCCGCTCCGGCGCCGGCTGCGGCGGTGCCTGCCACCTACACGTTTGCCATCCCCGACGAGGCCAAGGTCTACATCGGGGCACAAGACCAGGCGCGTCTCGCGCAAGTGGCCACGGCCAGCGGATGGACCCAGGAGGACCTCGACGGCGAGGTCGGGAACATCATCTTGGACCGCAAGGCCACGCACGAGGCGCTGACGGCCGAATTGAACAGCCACGCCGAACTGGGCGGGGGCCAGCGGGACGCTGCGCAGCGGGACATGAAGCGCGCGCTCGACTTCGCCCTGCCGCCGGACAGCCCGGAGCGGCAGCGGTTCGATCAGGACGTGGCCCGCCTGGCGCTGGCGAACTACACGCCGCTGGCCTTGTTCATGGCGCGCATCGGGCGCGCGATGGGCGAAGACGGCCGCGGCGGCTTTACGGTTGGAGGCTCGGCGCCCGAAGCGAAGAGCACCATCGCCAAGCTGTTCCCGACGACCCCGGAGTGAACAGCACCCCTGCGAACGCCTCGCATCCAAAGGATGCTCCCATGATCCGACGCTTTACTCTGGCGTGCGTGCTGCTGCTGGCAGCCGTCGCGCCCGCTCTCGCGGCCTCGAGTGCCACGAGCTCGACCGGCCCGGCCTGGCTCCACCTGCTCGGCCTGGCCGTGGTCGGGGTGACCGTGCTGGCCACCACGAACCTGACGCTGGTGGACCAGGCCAAGCGCCTCGACCCGAACGGGCAGATCGCGGACATTGCCGAACTGCTGTCGCAAACGAATGAGATGCTCGCCGACATGACGTGGAAGGAAGGCAACCTGACCACGGGCGAGCTCACGACGATCCGCACGGCGCTGCCGACCGTCTACTGGCGCCTGATCAACCAGGGCGTGCTGCCGAGCAAGTCTCGGACGGGCCAGATCACCGAGCAAACGGGGATGCTCGAGGCCTACAGCCAGGTGGACGTGGCGCTGGCACAGTTGGGCGGCAACCCGGGCGCGCTGCGCCTCTCGGAAGCGCGCGCGTTTCTCGAGGCCATGAACCAAGAAATGCAGGCGACGGTGATCTACGGCACCGCGTCAGCGCCCGAGGAATTCATTGGCTTGGCGGTGCGCTACTCGGACACCACCGCCGGCAACGGGGACAACATCATCAAGGCCGGCGGCACGGGCTCGACCGACAACACCTCGATGTGGTTGATCGCGTGGTCCGAAGAGACGGTGACCGGGATCTATCCGAAGGGCTCGACCGCGGGCCTGTCGCACGAAGACCTCGGGATCGAGACGGTGGAGAACGCGAACGGGGTCACGGGGGCGTTGATGCGCGCGTATCGGGACCACTGGATGTGGAAGGCCGGGATCGCGGTCAAGGACTACCGTTACATCGTGCGGATCGCGAACATCGACGTGTCGAACCTCTCGAGCGTCAGTGACGCGGCCGACCTGATGACGCTGATGGGGGACGCGGAAGAGCGGATCCCGAACAGCCTCGGGCGCCGGGTCTGGTATGCGAACCGCACCGTGAAGCGGTTCATGCGCCGGCAAGTGCGGTCGGACGTGATGGAAGGCGGCGGGCTGACGTTCGACAACGTCGCCGGCAAGCCGACGATGGTCTTTGGGGACACGCCGATCCGCACGGTCGACGCGATCCTCTCCACCGAAGATGTGGTCGTGTAGGGAGCCAGCCATGATCCTTGACAAACTCGCGGAACTGTCGACGGCGCAGGCGGTCACCTCGGCCGACGCCTACAGCGACTTCTCGTATGACCTCGGGAACATCACCCCGAAGCACCGGATCGGCACCGGCACGCCACTCTCGCTGATCGTGGTGGTGATCACGGCCGCGGCGGCGGATGGCGGCAGCTTCACCGACACGTTCGACGTGATCGCGGTGGCCAGTGCCAATGCGAACCTCTCGAGCCACGTGGAGTTGATCAAGCGCCGGATCCCGGCGGCGGCCCTGACGGCCGGCGCGGCGTTCGACATCCCGATCCCGCAAGCGATCCAGTCGACCGGCGCGCTGCGGTATCTGGGCGCGCGCTACGAGCTCGGGACCGACGACACGATCACGGTCAGCTGTTACATCGTGCCGACCGAGCACGTGGGCAGTTGGATGACCTACGCCAAGGGCTACAGCATTTAGCTCTGGTGTGGCGAGCCCCCGCGCTGTCGGCAGTCCGGCGCGGGGGTTCGGTGGACCGACGATGCACACGATCATCATTCACGGGGCGCAGGTCACGGGGGACCCGCGGCCCCCGAAGTATGGCCGGGCGGCCGAGCTCTGGGGCTGCACGCGCTGCAATGTGCGCTACTGGGGCGGCAAGCTGACGGACTGGGACCGGTGGGTGGACGTGCACCCGCTGGTCAAGACGAAGGACTTCCCGGGCATTCCCGAGCGGCGGCCCGAAGCGTGGCGCTGGTATTGCGCGCAGGACGGCCGCCGGCCGATCTACCTGCAGGCGCCCGAGCAGCACAAGAGCCAGCAGGCGCTCGCGCTCGAGCGGTTCCAGATGGTGCCGGGGGCCACGCGGTTCCCGATCGACGCCATCCGCGCAGCGTTCCCGACCCGCGAGCGCTGGGGCGAGGCGCCGGGCCCGACCAAGATGTTTTACAGCCAGGTCGGGATGATGCTGGCGTTTGCGCTGGTCGAGGGCGCGGACACGATCGTGCTGAACGGGATCGGCCAGCCGCGTGGCGTGAACCACCAGCATCTGCATCGGGACATTGGCTACTGGATGGGCGTGGCGCGCGGGCTCGGGGTGGACGTGGTGGTCGACGGCTCGAGCTCGTTCCTGCAGCCGACCTACCTCTACGCCTACGACCGGCACCATTTCGACGAACTGGCGGCGATGCGCGCCCAGGACGGGGAAGAGCGCGAAGACGAGATGCGCGCGCGCCTGCAACAGGAGATGCGCCGGGGCCGGCAGATGCGCCCGCCACGGCCAACGCTATGAACGCGGTCACCGAGCAGACGCGCCAGGCGCTGGCTGCGCAGTTGGCCGGCTATCCGGTCACGGTGCTGGGCGCGGCCCCGCTGGGGCCGGCCGACCCCGTGCGCGTGCGCGGCAAGGTGGTGGCCGTAAATGGAGGCATCTCGAGCGTCAAGGGCAACCCGGACGTGTGGGTGGTCAACAGCCGCTCGAGCCAGTTCGACCAGTGGGGGCCGTCGCGTCGGCGCCTGGCGCACCTGATGCTGCACCAGGGCCGCGGCAAGACCGTGCCGCTGGTGGTGTTCCTGGCCCGTGAGCCGGAGGCCCCGCGCACCACGTTAGGCATCTTCCGCACGCAGGGCACGACGGTCGAGCGCTGGGAGATGCTGACCCAACTGGACCGGCGGCTGCTCGAGGTGCACGCCGGCGCCCGGCCGCACAAGGACACGAAAGACGCGATGTCGGCCGGGGTGACGGCGGCGGCATTCGCGTTGCTGGCAGAGGCGGCAGAGGTGCGGCTGCTCGGGTTCAGTTGGAACCCGGGGTATGCCTACCTGCCGGGGGAGCGGATCGACGCCCGCGGGCACGTGCCGGCGGACCAGGCCGCCCTCCGGCTGCTGGAGACGCGCTACGGGACGCGGCTGCAGCACGCACTCTTCCTTCCCGGCCGCCACCGCGAACTGGTGGCAGCGAGGATCTAGACCATGGCTCAGACGACTAACCCCACTCCCGCGGCTCGTCCAGCGCGGGCCCGTGGCGAGGAAAGCGGCAGTCAGGCATCACGCGACAAGACCAAGGTCGGCGACGAGCACCGGCGGGACCCGGCGCAGGAGGCGCGGCTGCAGAAGATCCGCGAGCAGACCCGGCCGCGGGACCCGGACGAGGTGAAGCCGCGCGAGGTGTCCGAGAACCGGGACCCGGACCAGCGCGACGAGCGCCCCGGGCACGAGGAACGCAGCAAGGGCGGGCGCCTCCAGGTGCAGGCCCTGAAGGACCTTTGGTATCAGAACCGGAGCATTCGCGCCGGCGAGGTGTTCACCTTGAAGGACGCGCGGAAGTTCAAGGCCAACCAGATGATCGAGGTGGACTACAACCCGAAGGACACGCGCGAGGAACCGCTCGAGCCTGGGCCGATCGCCGAGGGCATGGTGCCGGGGGTGTTCGCCTCGCATGACGGGCTGACCCCGCAGCAGCGCAAGGACCACGACTTTGGGAACGCCACCAGCAATGCGCAGGCGGACCCCGAGGCGCTGCCGGACCCCGGTGAGCCGCCGAGCGTGCCGCCGCCGTCGCTGGCGAACCGGCAGACGCTGTCGACCGAGAAGCCGCAACCCGAGAAGACCGAGTAACCCCGACCGTGGGGCGGGTGCCTCCCCCGCCCGCCCCGCCTTTCTGACAGGAGTTGTTGATGCCGATCAAGCAACCGGCCCACGGCCGGCCCGCGCCGGAGCCCGCGCCCCCGGAAGAGCCACTGCTGCCCGAGCACGAGCTCGTGCGCCACGAGCAGGCCCTCGGCCCGGTCCAGGGCCTGAAGCCCTCCAGCGGGGTCGCCAAGCCCGGACACGCGCAACGGCTGCGCGGGGCCGCCTTGCGCGTGCAGGCGCTCAAGCCCTTGTTCCACGAGAACCGCCGGATCCGGGCCGGCGAGGTGTTCACGCTGACGGACCCGCGCAAGTTCAAGCCCGGGCAAATGCTCGAGGTGACCGACGAGGTGCCGCCGAAGGACCCGAAGGCGTTTGCGCCGGACCCGTTCCCGTTCCCGCGCGCGGCGGCGGTGAAGCGCGGGATCCCGGGAATGCCGCGGACGGCGCAGGGGACGCGGCCGACGCTGGACCCGCGCGCGGCGGACCCGACCGCCCTGCCGGTGGACGACCCCGACAAACTGCTGGAGTAGCGCAGGCCGGCCGTGCCGAACCTCAACACCAGCGCGGCTGACGCAATCGAGATCGAGTATCTCCCCTACACGATCACGGTCGAGGCGCCGGTCGATACCGTCGAAACCCTCTGGTGGAAATACACCGCAGTCGAAGCCGACCGGCAGTTGGCGGTGCGGCACCAGACGGACGGCGACGAATTCAATCCACTGACGCAGGCCTACTGGGGCGACGACCCGGATGCGCTCACGGCCAAATGGGGCATCCCGATTCAAGGCGAGAAGATCGTGGGCGTGCTGGCGGTGGTGCCAGGCGTCACCTACTGGTTCAAGGTGATGGACGCGAGCGTGACGACGCCCAACGTCGGGCTGTCCCTCACGCTGACCATCGAGAGCGCGCCGACCGTGGGTGCGCCCATCGGCAGCCTGTTTATCCCGACCGACACCTGGGCCACGGGCAGCGACGGCAGTTACGTGCCGGGCGTGGTGCTGAGTGCCGAGGACGGGCGGGTGCTCTACGTCACCCCGACGTTCATCGCCTGCGAACGCGGGGCCGTCCTAGAGAACGGCTACAGCCTCATTCTCGACCTCGATGAGGGGCACTACCACCTGTATGACCCGACGCCGGCCTTGGTGGCGACGACCGCCGGGCTGGACACGGACTTCAACCCAGAGTGCCCGATCACCAGCAACCGCCAGGATACGTTCTACACGGCGGTCGATGGCATCGTCTACGGCATCGACGGGGCCACGGGCGAACTGACCGGGTTTACCCGCGACATTGGCGTCACGCCGCGCTGTATGGTGGTGTCGCTGGGCCTGCTGAACGCGATCCTGCTCTATCAGGAAGACGCCGCCGGGGCCCCGATCAAGGCCTGGAACTTACAGGACGACATCGACCTGGGCGAGTGGGCCCCCGGCATCACGGGCCGGCGGCCGTTGAAGGAGGCGCTGGCGCTGTCGGACGGCACGTTCGTGTTCGGGTTCGACAAGAGCACGGCCCCGCAGGTAGTGACGTTCCGGCACTACGACGGCGACGGCACGCAGTTGGCGACGTGGGACGTAACGATCCTGGGCAGCAGCAGCAGCCGGCCGCGCATCGCGCACAGCCTGTCGGACCCCGACATGTTCTGGCTGCGGCTGTTCAACCAGAGCGAGCTCTACGCCGGGGTGCCGGCCATCTTCACGAACACCTACCGCGAACTGGACCCCAACACGGGGGACGTGGTCGGGGCGGACTTCGAAATTCAGGCCCGCAGCACGTTCGGCTACGTGGACCCGGATGACCCGACCCCGGAACTGTTCGGGCCGGAACATTCGTGCCCGTTCTGGGCGCTGCCGGCCGAGATGGGCACGCCGGTCACATCGGACTCGGACAGCAGTGGCAGCGACAGCGACGTGGTCGAACCGACCACCGGCACGCTCATGGTGCTGAAGGCGGAACTGGCCGAGGCGTCGAGCGACAGCCCGGTGTTCACGTTCACGATGTCCCCGCCGGACGCCTTCGACCCGCCGACGTTTACGCTTGGCCCCGGCGAGTCGATGACGTTCAATGACGTGCCGGCCGGCACCGGCTACGGGGTGAGCGAAGCCCCGCTCGAGGGCTGGGACCTGACCAGCACGGTGGTGTCGAACGGCAGTGCCTCAGTGAACCTGACGGTGTCAGTCGGGGAAACCGTCACGGTGACCTTCACGAATGCCCCCGACGTTTGCGAGTGCTGCGTGTCTACCCGCCTCCAGATCACGAACCAGGCCCTAGCCAAACTGGGGCAGACGCGCTTTATCACCGACCTCGACGAAGCCACCGCCGAGGGTTACACCGCAGCCGAGCTCTGGGACCTGGCGCTGCGCGCCTCCCTGCGGCACTGGGACTGGCCGTTCGCCACCAAGTATGCCGGGGGGGCCGATGCGGTCGACGGTTACATGAACCTCGTCGACGGCAGCGACAGCGACCCGGTGGTGGCCGACGAGTGGGTCTACGCCTACCGGTATCCGATCGACTGCCTGCACGCGCGCCGGCTGGTGACCGAAGGCGGGGCCGGGCGCGGGTTCGACCCGGCCCCGCAGGAATTCCGGGTCGGCCGCACGTGGAACGGGGTCAACGACGTGCCGTTGATCTACACCAACGTGCCGGATGCGGTGCTGGAATACACGGCCCTGGTGGAATGTTCGGAGGACTTCTTCGACGCGCTGTTCGAAGACGCGCTCGGCTGGCGGCTGGCCGGGCTGATGGCGCCGGGCCTGACCCGCACCGCCAAGACCGCCACCGAGTGTATGCAGATGTTCATGCTGATCCTCGACCAGGCCAAGGCCGTGGCCGCGCAGGAGGGACAGCAGCCGCCGCACGGGCAGGCCAGCTGGACCCGGAGCCGGACGTAGGCCATGGGCCTGGCGGACTACGCGTTCCAGCGCGCCTTCAGTGGTGGCGAGCTCGACCCGAGCCTGCACGCGCGCGCGGACGTGGCGCGCTACACGCAGGGCTGCCGGGCGCTGGTCAATTTCTTTGTGCGCAAGAGCGGCGGGATCAGCAACCGTGCCGGCACGCAATACGTCGCCACGGCCGGCGACCCCGAGAACCTGGTGTTCATTTACCCGTGGACGTTCAGTGCCGCGGACCAGGCCGTGCTGATCGAGGCCGGGGACTACTACTTCCGGTTCCATCAGAACGGCGCCCCGGTCGAGATCCTCGAGAGCACGGTCCCGGCCTGGAGCGGCAGCGACAGCTACCTGCAGGGCGACCTCGTGACCATCAGCGGCGTGATCTACTACGCCACCGCGGACAACAGCGGGAGCGACCCGACCGACCCGAGCGACAGCAGTTGGTATCCACTGCCGGGCACCATCTACGAGATCCCGACCCCGTATCCGTCTGGCGCGTTCAACAGCCCGGCCCCGCTGCGGTTCAGCCAGACCGGCGCGCTGATCACGATCACGCACCCGGGGTTCGCGCCGATGGAACTCCAGAACACCAACACTTTGGCGAGCGCCCCGCGCTGGGTGCTGGTGCCGGTCGAGACGGACCCGAGTATCGACGCGCCCCCGACCGACTCGTTTCTCGAGGGCGAACCGTCGCAGCCGCCGACCGGCAGTGACGCGAGCCACGACCCGGTGCCGGGGGACCGCACGTTCCGCTACCTCGTGACGGCCGTGGACCAGGTCACCTACGAAGAGAGCCTGCCGTCTGCCGTGATCGTGGTGGCGAACACGCAGATCCCGACCGAGAGCTACCCGGTCGTGCTGACGTGGACCGCGGTGGCCGGCGCGGTCGAATACAACGTTTACCTCGACCCGTTCGGGAACAACACGTTCGGTTACATCGGCAAGGCGACCGAGCAGGAGAACTTCAAGGACGTGGGATTCGCGCCGGACTTCACGCGCACCCCACCCGTGCAGCGCAACCCGTTTGCCGGCACGTATGACAAGCCCGAGATGAGCACGATCTACCAGCAGCGCCGGGTGTTCGGCTATACCGACAACAACCCGGCCGGCGTCGAGATGAGTCGCACCGGGTTCCGCTCCAACTTCACGATGAGCTCGCCGATCCAAGACGACGACGCGATCAGTTTCACGCTGGCGTCGAACGACAACAACGTGGTGCGCGAGCTCGTGCCGCTCGACAACCTGGTGTTGCTGACGGAGAGCGGGCCGGTGGTGCTGTTCGGGGACGGGCAGGACGGGGTGATCCGGCCGGACGCGATCAACGCGCGCAACCAGGGCGAGGGCGGGGCCGCGCGCGCGCCGGCCACGACGGTCGGCAACAGCGCGGTGTATATCCACCGCGGCGGGCACATGGTGCTGGTGTTCGACCTCGGCGGGCAGGAGGGCACGTCGGTGACCGACCTGACGGTCATGGCGCAACACCTGTTTGAGTCGCGCACGGTGATCAAGGTGGTCTACTCGAAAGACCCGCATTCGATCGTGTGGGCGCTCGGGTCAGACGGGGTGCTGCTCGGGCTGACGTTCATTCCCACCGAGAACGTCTGGGCGTGGCACCGGCACACGACCGGCGACGGGGACGTGATCGAAGACATCTGCGTGCTGCCCGAGGAAACCGGGGACGTGCTGTATCTGGTGGTCCGGCGGACGGTTGGCAGCGACGACACGCGCTACATCGAGCGTCTGGCCCAGCGCGAAGGGATCACCGCGGCGAACCTCGCCGCGCGCTGCCTCTTCGCCGACAGCGGCGTGACCTACAGCGGGTCAGAGACGACCACGATCGACATCCTGTCGCATCTGGACGGGATGCGCGTGGCGGTCGTGGCGGACGGGGTGGTGCTGGCCAACGGCCACGAAACGACCGGCGGCTACGTGGTGAGCGGGAACGCGATCACGCTGCCGAGTGCCGCCAGCGTGGTGCATGTCGGGTTGCCGATCCCCTACCCGACGTTCGAAAGCCTGAGCCTCGACGTGGAGGGCAGCAACGTGCGCGCGAAAAAGAAGCGCGTGCAGGGGATCACGGCAATCGTCGACCGGAGCGTGCAGGGGTTCTGGGCCGGCAAGACCGAGGCGACGTTGACGCAGCAGCAGCGGAAGACCTGGGAGACGCCCGGCGTGCTGGTGAGCCAGTCGCTCGAGATGAGCATTCTGGCGTCGTGGGACGACGAAGGGCGCTTCATCATCCGGCACACCGAACCGACCCCGCTGACGATCCTGGCCTTGCTGCCGTTCATTGAAGTGGGAGCCTGACATGCCTGGCATATCGATCACGACCGCGCTGCTGATTGCCTCGGCCGCGACGAGTGCGGCCGGCACGGCGCAGTCGGTGCGCGCGGCCCGGCGCGGCGGCAAAGCCGCGCAAGCCGCCGCCAACGCCGAAGCCGACCTGATGGACTACAACGCCGCGGTGGCGGACATCAGCGCGCAGGAGGCGAAGGAGCAGGGCGCGGTCGAAGCCGACCGCTACAAGGAACAGATCGAAGGGGTGATCGGCGCGCAGCGCGCGGGCTACGCCGGCCAGGGCGTGGACGTGTCGAGCGGCAGCGCCCTGGCGGTGCAGGCGGATACCGCGGCGGTGGCGGAAATGGACGCGCTGCAGATCACGAGCAACGCCGCGCGCACGGCCTGGGGTTACCAGGTCGAGGCCTACGACAACCGGAAGCGGGCGCTGTATGCGCGGCAGGAAGGCGTGCAGTTGGCGGCGGCTGGGCGCGCGCAGGCGAATGCCGCGCTGATCCAGGGCGCTGGCGGGATCCTCACGACCGGCCTGAACTACTCCATGGCGCGCTATGGCTACGGGCACCCCGGTGACCGCCAGCCGCTGGTCAACCGGGCGCAGAACTACCCGTCGAAGATGTATACCCTGCCGCGTATTCCGGGACCACGCTGATGCCAACGGTGCCACGCATTCATCGCGAAGTCGGCCCGCAGCCGCTCCCCAACGCTCGGCGCCGGGCGGTGCTGACCCCGGTGGCCGCCGGGGCCGCGCTGGCGCAGGCGCAGGGCAACGTCGGCGAAGCGCTGCAGCAGGTCGGCTACACCGGCGGGGTCCTGGCCGGCCGGTTCGAACGGGCGCGGATCGAGGCCGCCGAGCAGGCCCGCGCCGACGCCAACCGCACCGCCGTCATGCGCCTGAAGAACCGCGCCGACGTGTGGAAGCGCCAGAACATCTACGACCCGAAGACCGGCTACCTGACCGTGAAGGGCGAGAACGCGCTGCTGCTGCCCGAGAAGGCCCAGCAAGACCTCAAGAAGTTCGGGGAGGACATCGAGCCCGAGATCAACACCCCGGAGCAGCGCCTGGCCTGGGAAGAGATCAACGCCGAGCTCCAAGACTCGACCATGCTGACGCTCTACCGCCACACCAGCGGCGAGCAGCAACAACTGATGGTGGACGAGAACACGGCGCGCATCGAGAATTCGCAGTCGCTGGCCATTGCGGAAGTGCAGGACCCGCTGCAAATGACCAAGCACATTCGCGAGGGGATGGCGGCGATCGAGGACCAGGGCCGGCTCCTGGGCTGGGGCAAGGAGAAGACCGACCGCGCCAAGTTCGTGTTCGGCAGCAACGTCAACGTGGGCGCGATCAACGCGCTGGTCGTGGCCAAGCAGAACAAGAAGGCGCGCACGCTGTTCGAAGCGGCGAAACAGCAGGGGGCCATCGAAGGCGAGAAGCTGGCCGACCTCGAGAAGCTGGTCGACGAAGAAGACCTGACCGCGCAGGCGCAAGAGGCGTTCGACACGCTGGACAAGTCAGGCCTGTCGGTCGGCGAGCAGCGCGAAGCGGCCAAGCAGCAATACACGGGCAAGAAACGGGACCTGGTGCTCGACCTGATCCGGCAGGAACAGTCCGACGACCAGATGGCCGAGAACGCGGCGATCAAGGCGCGCGACCACGAGATCACGCAGATCCTGCTGAACAGTCGCAACCCGACGTTTCTGTCGATCCCGGCGCACTGGCGCAAGGACTTTGGCAGCAGCGAAACCACGCACTGGAACGCGGTGATCGCCAACATCCAGGCCAGTCGGGAGAGCGGCGGGCCGCCGTCCCCCTACGCCAAGGTGAGCGACCCGGATGTCCTGGCCGGGATCATCACCATGGCGTCGACGAACCCGAAGGCGTTTGCTGCGCTCAAGCTCGAGGCGCCCGGGATCCGCGGCTACCTGACCAAGGAGGACTACGAGCAGGCGCTGCGCGGGCGCGCGGCGGCCTTGGCCGGGGAAGACAAAAAACTGGCCGAGATCTACGCCGGCGAATTCACCTTCGCCGACGTGTGGAAGGCGCAGTTGGCCGCCAACGACATGAAGCCGAACGACCCGCGCACGGCCGAGATCATGGCGCGGGTGCGGCTGGACGGCCGGATCCTGGCCTTCGCGCCCGGCCGCAACGGCAAGCCGGTGACGGTCCCCGAGTGGGAGCAGATCATTAAGCAGAACCTCGTGCAGCACACGCTGTCGAACCCGCTGTTCTGGTCGAAGGACGTGCGGCGGGGGTCGGACATCCGGTTCGAAGACATCCCGGCGGCGGACGTGCAGGAGATCGTCGAGTCGATCAACCACCACAACCCGCAGAACCCGGTGCGCAACGCGGCCACAGATGGGCGCGTGACCTCGGCGTATCGGACCCAACTGGGCAAATACGGGGTCGGCGGCAAGCCGAGCGCGCCGGCGCTGCCAGGCCAGACGCCGGCGGCCCCCGCGGCCCCCGCGGCCCCCGCCGCGCCGAAGCCCCAGTCGGCGGTGAAACCGGTCGAGGTCGGCACCGTCACGCAGGCGAACCTGGCGCGCACGATGACCTACCAAGACGGCGGGCTGCAGGTCCTGATCCCGACCGTGACCCCGGACGGCCGGCCGTTGAGCGCCACGGCGGCCATCGCGCAATACAAGCAGACCGGGAACCACCTGGGCAAGTTCAAGACGGTCGAAGCGGCTGAAGCCTACGTCAAGCCGGCCAAGGCGCCACCGCCCGCCACGCCGCGCCTGCAGGGGCCGCGCTGATGCCGCAGAACCCCTACGACGAAGCGGTCAAAGCCCTGCCGCCGGGGCCCACCCCGGTCAAGCCGGCGACCCCGCGCCCGTTCAACCCCTACGACGAGGTTGTCAGCGGCGACTGGATCGACCCGCTGCAAGCCCGGATGCGGGCGCAGCGCCTCAAGGCGCAGGACGAGGACCGGGACGCGCGCGTCAAGGCGCAGGGCATTGGCAAGGTGCTGGGCGTGCCGCCGGCCTGGATCGACAGCCAGCAGGTGCCAGCGCTCGAGAAGCAGGCGCGCGAGGCGCTGGTGCCCTACAGCGCGATCACGGCCGGCTCGCCCGGCCTGGCGTCGTGGCTGGCCGAGCACCCGGACGCCGCGGCCATCAGCGGCAAGCCCGGCGAACTGCCGCGCCTCGGCCTCTGGGAGTGGCTGTCCACCATGCCGTCCCGTGCCTGGTGGACGGGCATGGCGGAACGGGAGGCCAACATCCTGCGCGCGCGGGAGGCGCAGGGCTACAAACTGACCGACGCCGAAGAGCAGACGATGCTCCAGTTGGAAAACGAAGTGGCGGTCAACAGCGACTTCGACGTGGGGAACCAGTGGTGGCGCAAGGCGGTCACCGGGAACATTGGCGTGCTGCCGAACATCATCCTCGGCATGGCGAGCGGCGGCCGGCGCGCGGCGATGGGCTACGCCGGGGGGTTCGTGGTTGGCGGCGGGGCCGCGCTGTTGGCGCGCGGGGCCATTGGCCCCCCGCTGACGGTGGCTCGCGGCGTCGGGTCGATCGCCGCCGGCTACACGGGCCGAGTCGGGATCTGGGAGGACACCGCCAC